CCCCCCAGCCATTCGGCAATATCGCATCGTTGCTATGCTCTCCGCCGATACTTCCACTTAACGGTACCCGTTTACTACCGGGGATAAGGGAAACGAATTCCCTTTCCCCTTCATAACCTTTGCGTTTGGATTTTCTGCCGCTCATTTTCCTTCTACCTCTCTAAAATCACCGTCATATACACTTGTGTAACAATACGGACAAACCGGAATAGTATCTGCGCTCCAAAATACTGCTTGGTGAGCATAATCATTGAATTTACGATTGCAAGATAAACATTCAATGAGATATTCACGTTCTTGTTGACTCATTGTTTCCCACCACCTCATACAAACTAGCCAATTCCGCTTGTAACCACTTCAAACGTCTTTCGTGTTTCCGGCGTTTCTTGCTGTGTTTGGTGTATTTGAGAAGTTCTTCTGTTTTTCGGATTTCGTTTTCGTATTGTGCAATCAACATTGGCGCTCTCACCCTAACGTGATACAAATGCTTGGCAGCCATACAAACAAGTTTTGCGTATCCCAGCCATACTCTCGCTATCATTTCTAATCCTTTCTCTAATCTTTCTTGAAAATCGCTCATTGTTCTTCACCGCCCCAAAAACGGAAGATAAATACTAAACACAATAGCGATAGCTGATATATTCTTTTTCCTTCACTTTGAACAAACGTTAAACCAACATTCCAATTTTGGAAATCTAAAGCGATAACTAATCGCTTACGGAAGTTATATAGTTTAATCACGGCTACCACCTCACAACAACGCCCTTAACTCCTCAATAAACCTCTGCTTCTGCAATATCACCACTTCGCATATCGTGTACACAATGTCGTCTGCATTGACGCTTCGTTTGCGTTCTAGTAGTTTATCAATCTCTTTTTCTTGTTCCCGTATCATGTGCTGGATCTTTTCCTGTATCACGCTTGATTTCATCCTTCCATTGCCTAATCATCATCAACCGATTGAGCCATCTGTCTTTCTCTTCACAGTCCGTTGCCAATCTCGCTCGCATCATGGCACGTTGTCGGACCGTGCTGTTCATGTCATTCATGGAAAATAGCTTTGTTGAGGTTTTCTCCACTTGCTTTTGTGCTTTTTCCAACTGTTTGTAACACGCTTTTTCGGCAAGGGAGAGAAGAAAAAGTCTTTCGTTTCTCAATATCCTCGCTCCTGTCTAGCGTGATTTTCCGCATTCTTTTGCATATAGGCTTCTTCGATCTGTTCCCATGTGAAGCCGAGCATTTCGCCTAATCCTAAAAACTTTTCGAACATGTCTATATATGCAATTGAACTATATGCATCGTTACCATCAATAGCGTATTGAATTAGGATTATAGATGATTCGTTCACTTCCATAAACATGAATAACAAATCCGCGCCTTTATCAGATGATAGATTATGAATTTCTGTAATACCTAACTCCAACCCAATCGACAAGATGAAATGCAGGCAGTCCACGTATTCTTCAAGGAGTGGGTTAGATTCATGTGTATACCCTTCCCCATCGCACTCTTCGCATTTACTGTATCTCCACTCCTCTGTTATCGAAAAATAACCTTCACCGTGACAAATGGGACATATGTGTTTTTTATACGTTCTCGGCTCTTGGTCATTACTCCATTTCTTAAACCCGCGCCATTCGTTGGCTAGTTCGCCAAGCTCTACTTGTAGCGCAAGCACTTTCCACGGCAGGTTATCTTGCCCGCGTAGCTCTGGATGTTGCTCCATAATCCGTTCATCAAGCTGACGTTGCATTTCGAAAAGTTTAGCAAGGTTCATAGCTCTTCCTCCTCTACCTTTTTGCATAGGAACTCAATAAAATCCTTAACCGTCATGTTTTCATCGAGGTTTTCAGTACGCAAAATGTCGCCAATTTCTGTGACGATGTCTAAGTAATCCATGTTTACTCACCCCTGTTTAGTTATAGTTAGTTAAAACGTTTAGTTATAGTTAGTTATTGATTTTAGCTATAGAACAAGTCCCGATTCCACCTATTCGCATACCTTCATCCACTACGAACCATCGTTTACGACCGATTTTTTTAATTTCCCCCTCGTAGTGAATACCACGATCAGAAAACAGAACAGCACGACAACCTTCGTCTAACTTATTTCCGTAACAATCATATATTGGTATCATTTCGTTCGCTTTCATTTCCCATTCCCCTTCCTCACATCCACCGAATTGATATGCTCCACAATCCGCTGATACAGTGCATCGCCTATTCCCTTCACTTCACGCAATGACTCGATATAGAAGGCGAGCACACCAGCCGCCTTCTTCCGTTCGTGCTCCTGCCCGTCACGGAATCCGCGCCAATAGTCTGGATTCATCATCCAGCCTCCCTTTGTTGTTTGTGATAGCGATATTTGTAGTTGCGGTAGGCAATATCGTTAATGCCTAATGTTTTCATAATTTCTTCCCTGCTGGCTCCGGCTTCATATAACTTGATAAATTCGCTCATGAGGTTTTTCCGTTTCTCTCGTTTCGAATTTAATCGGTTTAACGCTCGCTGCAATATCATTTGTACTGCGTTTGTCGTTTTCCCTAATTTCCGCGCGATTTCTTTTTCCGTGTACCCGTCTAGCTTCATGCAAACTACTATTCTTTCTTCATGTTTCAACGTTTGCAGTTTTTCCTCTAGTATGAGTTTTCGTACCACGATTTGTTCCACGTTCGTATCAGACGGAATGACTTCATACAACATCCGTTTTTGTCCGGTATCAAATAGTGGTTTGTCCAAATTCTCCATTTCGTATGGATCCGGTCTGCCGCTTCGTTCTTCCGGCACACGAATGAGATGGCCGCGCCGCCGCGCTTCTGACAAAATCCGTTTTTGTATGCATACAATCACGTAGTAAGCGAAAGTCGCTGTTCCATTTTCCTCATACGATTGGCACGCCTTCCATAATGCTTCCGTCGCAATCTGTTCTAAATCCGAGAATTCCATGCCGTGCTTTCTCGCGTATATTTCTGCGTTTTCATGTCCTCCAAGCAAGGAATAGATCGCCTGGTAAATCAATTTGTAATTAGACATGAATTTCTCTTGCATCCTCTCCACCCCGCTTTTTCTCGCTAAAAAGGAATCTCGATTTTATGTCCGCATTTCACGCATATACCAATTTCAAAATAGTTGTCGTCCGGCTCATATCGGTACTCATGCTTGCATTGTTCAAAAGGGTAAGTCGCTCATGTCATCGACTGATATACTGCCATCTGCAAACGGGTCGGCATACCCTCCAAACAGGTTATCATCCGCACTCGCAGGCGCCTGTTTTTGCCCTGTATTGCGTTCTTTTTGTTCTCCGCTACCTTCCCCCTTCGATGATAAAAACTGCACCGTATTCGCCCAAATATCCGTTGTAAAAACACGCTGTCCGTTCTTCTCGTAGCTCCCTGTTACAATCGTTCCTTCCACCGCTACAAGCGATCCCTTTTGCGTGTAGTTTGCGGTGTTTTCAGCCGTTTTTCCGAATGCCGTGATCCGAATAAAATCCGTTTGTTCTTTGTTGCGATTGACCGCTAACGTGAACGTTGCTACTGCTTTTCCTTGCGCGGTGTAACGTAGTTCAGCTTCTTTTGTTAAACGACCAATAAGGAAAACTTTGTTCATTGTGTTAATCTCCTCTCTTGTGTATCATGATATATTGGTGAATTATTGCGTTTAAACAAAGATGATGTAAGAAAATTTTTTCGGCTTGCTTTCATACGTCTCAACGACCGTCAGCTTCTCCCCGTCCGCGGTCTGAATCACTTTCTCTACGACGTAAAGTTTCCTCATCCACCTCTCCCCTTTGCATAAACCGCTCGAATGCTTCTTTTGTTGTGTTTGGAATTAGTCCAGCCATAAATAAGTCATATTCATCCGCCCAATACCATTCGCCATATCGTTTCTCTCGTTCCTCTCGTAACCAATCCGCAAAGGTTCGTTCTTGGTGTGCTTTCATATGATGTTCTTTGCATAGCGGCACGAGATTTCGCCATTTGCCACGGCCGCCTTGTGATCGAAACCGAATGTGATGCGCTTCGATATATGTGTTTCCGCAAACGATACAGACACTTCCAAACTCCTCAATCATCCGCTCATACTCTCGTTTACTTACCTGCCCTCGTACACGTGCGCTTGGAATCGTACGCCCCTTATGCACACGTGTTTTCCCTTTTCGTTTTTTCGGCCGTTTTTCTTTATATTTTGGTTTTGGCTTCTCTTTCCGTTCTTTCGTCGGCTTTGGAACCGGTCGAAATTCAAACATCGGCATCACATCTCGATCGCGACTTCGAGTAGTTTACGTAACTTTTCATTCTGACGAATAAGTTTTTCGTTTTCTCTTTCCGCTTCTTCAAGTGATCGTTTATACAGTTCGATTTCACTTTCGGCACGTAAAATGTCATTTTTTAGTTCGCAAATTGTTTTGTCTAATCCATCTTTTTTTATATGTTGATGTTTCCCTTCTACTTCAAGCTCCTCAATCCGTTTCTGAAGCGTTTGGATCGTGCTATCTTTTTCCGATAGTTGCTGCTTCAATTGTTGCATCAACTCGTCATATGTTTCGGTTGTTTTATCCGCCGCACCTTCCCACTTCTTTTTATGGTAAGACAATGTCGCCTGTGTAATCCCGAAATACGATGCGATAAACGCATCTGTTTTTCCCTCTTTTTTCAACGCCTCATATGCTTCCTTTGTGATTTTCGACATAAGACATTCTCCTCTCTCCAAGTATTCTCCTAATCGTTGCAACAACGCTCCTGTTGCGCATTGTGAACGACAAAAAGTTGGGTCTTTTAAAGCGCCATTTTTATCATGTTTGTTATACTCACATCTTTTGCAATATCGCTCGATTACGTCGTTGATCTTAATAATCACAGCTGTTCTCTCACGTTTATCCAACTTCCCCATACGCTCACCACTCGCGACGCATCGCCAGGTACTCGATTACTGCTTCACCGATTTCTTCATCGTACACACTCGCGAATGTTTTGTTTAATTCCTCAATTGTCACGTTCCCATCTTTCGATGCGATGTAGCGAAAAATATCCCATTTATCAATCGGACGTGTAAAAACTATCACTTTTCTCCGCACGTTATCTCCCCCTAAATACATACGGTATTTTTGGTGCTTTCCTCCGAATGTCACGATGCGTCATGCGTATGATGCCATTTTCTGAAACGTAAAAGAGAGGTTCTTCTGCGATTTCGATTCGATCGTCTCCAACTACTTTTTTCGCTTGCTCCGTGTCATACGCTAACACATATACGTTTTTGTGTGGCGAGTGATAAAGTATAGGGACAGGCTTCATGATTTTTGTTTTCTCGTTGTGCTCATCTAAGTAGCGATACATCGCGCGCTTGAATTTTGGTTGGAAGTAGTAGTCGATCTTTTCTGCATCATCATCAAGTGACAAAACTTTTTTCTCGCGCACAAGAAAATCAATAATGAGAACAAGTGAATAATACTCATTTTGGATCGCTTCGCTATATAACTCGCGTATCGTCATTCGTTCACCTCTAAATTCGCAAAAACTTGTGTGTTTTTATCAAAATACAGCTTCACAACGCCAAGCGGGCCGTTTCTGTTCTTATCGACAATGACTTCAATGATATTTTGTTGTTCTTCTTTGTTGTAGTAGTCATCGCGATAGAGAAGTAAAATTTTGTCCGCATCCTGTTCGATCTCGCCAGAGTCACGCAAGTCTGATTTTGTCGGACGCTTGTCCTGCCTTTGTTCAACCGCTCGATTCAGCTGCGCAAGAACAATGACTGATACTTTCAACTCGCGTGCCATGCGTTTCAACGTACGGGTGATTTCGCCAATTTCCAAATATCGTTCACGCCGTCCACTTCCTTCGATCAACGTCAAATAGTCGATGATGACTAGATGCCTTGCATGCGGATCTTTCTTGACATTTGCTTTTACCCTTGTCCATATGTCCGTTACTTTTACCTTCGATCGGTCGTCAATATCGAATCGTCCTTTGTACGTCGTCAGAATCCCTTGCGCCTGGCGGTAGCTTATCCAATCTTGTTCATTAAATCGTTTCGCTGCGTTTTTTATTTTTGTTGCATGTATACGGCCAAGCCCGCATATCATTCGAGTAAGAAGGGATTTTGCGGACATTTCTAAACTGAAAAGCGTGACGAAATGCCCTTTTTGTAAAGCATTGTTTGCTAACGCGAGTGAAAAAGCTGTTTTCCCAACCGACGGACGAGCACCGATAATGGTCAATTCTTCTTCTGTCCAGCCGTCTAAGATGATATCTAAATCACGAAACCCTGTTGGTATGCCATTGATTCCGTTTTTTTCTGTGTTAACGTCTACCTCGATATCTGCGAGTGTGTTGACAAGGTCAAATTCCCCGTCAGATTCATCGAGTGTTAGACTGTGCATTTCTTGCGTCAGTTGTTGTATCTTTTCATAGTCATTTGTTTCTCTGATTTCTTTTGCGATTTCCTTGACCCGATTCGTTTTCCAATTTTCCCTTACATACCGTTCATACGTATGAACATGCTCCGTGTTGGCAACAATATGTAATAGGTCGTTTAAGTAGTCATATCCGCCAACAAGGAGCAGCTCATCACCAAGCTGGACAGACAAGGATACCGCGTCGATGACTTCATTGTTTTTCGCGAGTTTTTTCATCGCGCGGTAAATCCGTTGATGTCTGATGTCTGTAAAATACTCGGGTTCAAGGTGGATTTCTTGTAGTAAACTGTTGTCCTTCAATATACAATGTAGTAAAGACTGTTCAGCATTTACCAACTGCCTCACGCTCCCATTTTTCGATCTCGCTTATAATGTTTGTTTCGTAAGCGGCATGCTTCTTGATGTACAAGTCGGCAGGAGCGGGAGGGTAGCGATGTTCCGCTGCATATCGTTTCAGCTTGTCCAGCGTGGCATCATAATCTTGTTTCCCAAGCACCATGTACCACGCATCCACAACAACGGAAAGAGTATCTGTCTGAATTTGAAACGTGTTTGGATACAATGCGTAAATGCTCATGATGATCTTAGCCATTTCCTTTTTTGTCATCTTCTTCACCTCCTAGAGTGCCCATGTACTCTTGGAACGCATCCCATACGTCCGTTTTGGCCTGGCGGGGCGCGGACGTATTCTTTTTTGTTTTTTCAAGGTCACTAAGGTGTTTGATTCCTTGTTGCGCCCATTGTTTCAATATCCCTTCTGCATATTGCCATCCTTTCTTTTTGTCTTTTGCGATCTTCATAGCTTGTATCACCAATTCCTCTGATGTATCGTTTACCCATGCTTCAATCTGTTGTGAGATGATTGGTGATATCGTTCCTCCAAATGATTGTTCATAAAATTGATAAATGTTTTTGTCGTTTACTATACTTGTAGTAATCTCTGTAGTAGTCTCTGTAGTAATCTCTGTTAAAGAAATTTTGTTTTCGCAATTTCGTTTTTTTGTTTTCGCAATTTCGTTTTTTCGATTTCGCAAAAACGAAATGAAGGATTCGACAAAACGGTGTCGATCTAACCGATAGTGTACAGTAGGATTCCCGTTCGCTTTTTTCACTTTTGTTTCCAAAAAACCCATTTCTTCGAGTTTTTTTCTTGCTTTGCGAATCGCGTATTTAGAAAGTCGGATTTCTTCTTGCCAATCTTCATCTGTTTTGTAAAAAAAGCCGTCGTTTCGTGTTGTCCTGTCTGTCCAATAAATAATCTGCGAAAGAAGTATTGCTGTTTCAATATCTCCTACAAAGTCTACATACGCGACGTTGATTGTGATGATGTTGTTTTGACCGGAAAATTGAGATATAATGTCATAAACTTGGTGTTTAAAGTCCATTTACTCACCTACTCGCTTTGTTTTTTTAGCATCAGTTTTATGCTGTCTGTTCTTGAAGTAAACGAAAAATAAAGTCTACTCCTTTAGCCGTTACGTAGGTTTGTGTGAAATTGATTGTTCTCCCACCTAACTCTTTTGGTGTTTCTTTTACTTCGAAATAACCACGATCAATGTATTTTTGATATGGCACGTTGTTACTCATGAGGATCTTCTTTTGACGCAGGAACTCGAATAAACGATTTCTTCCTGTTCCTAATGCCTTAGCGACTTGAGCCATCGTTTGAAGATTTTCACCGCTGATAAAACGGTCGTGCGCTTCTGCTTTCGGTTTCATGGAAGCAATTTGCTCGTTTTGCTTACGGACTGTTTCGAGAACTCCTTTGAACAGCGTTTTTGTTTGGTCATCCGCAAACGGTAAGTAGGTTTGGATAAATAGATCATCGTTTGAAACATAACCACCAGTTTTACGGATAGTCGGTAACACTTCTGCGGTTACCCAACGTTTAAACTTCTTCGCTTTCTTTTTTATATCCGGATTGTTGCCTTGTTTTGCTGCACCGAAAATTAAACTGTAAAGACCAGATTCGTTGATGAACTTTTTGTTTTGTTTACCTCCGTTTGTAAGGACTGTATGAACCGTGCAGTCCTCTTCCTCGACATGATGTTCTATTGCTTTGTGTGGATTTGAAAAACTTAATGCCTTTGCTGCTTCCGTTCCTCCAAACCACTCAACACCATTCACAACCATTACTGGTAGTTCCCCGAAAATCGGATGATTGAAAACTTGAATGTTGCTCATTTAACCTCTCCCCTTACGAAACTTTATCTTTTTTTCTCACAATCAAGTCCGTCACATCACACTCAAGTACGTTGCATAGCGTTTCCAACGTGTCTAACCCTATCCGATCCGCTTCACCTTTTATCAGTCTGGTAAGCGTTTGTCTGGATAGTCCGGTTAATTTACTTAGTTGATTCACGGACTTGATTTTTCGTTTCCACATCATTTCTTCGAGCTCAATCTTGATGTTGTGGTTTTTTTTCACTTATTACACCTCCTCGCTGGCTTGCCATCATCAGCGCATAGGTAGCCAACCTACACGGACGGTTCGACCCGTTTCGGCAAAATAATCACTTGTCTATATTGTATTACATATCATTCAATATTGCAA